GCTCAGGCTACCAATCCTGGACAGCAGACTATTCTTAAGGTTCTCACTCCTCCTGGTACTGAGTATAAAGACGTTTACTCAGATCTGTCTAAGATCCATTCAGTAACCGATTATATTTCAAATGACGATGGAGAAACCTTTGAAAAGAAGGGCTTTGTTTATCCGTCATCCATGAGCAGCGATAGACTCAAGATCAGATACGCCGAAGAAGGCGGTAAAGATCAAGATGGTCTTATCGAAATCAGACCTGGTGTAGCGGACCTCGACCTTGGTGAGGGTGTGCATTACGCTCAGGTAAGAATTATGGTCGATAATACGCACTACCTCAAAGGTATGGCGTGCTATTCAAACGACCTTCCGCCGGGAGTCGATGTTATATTTAACACCAATAAGACTTCTGACGTTCCTGCCCTTGGACCTAAGAGTAATACAGTTCTCAAGCCTATCAAGAAGGATCCTCAGAACCCGTTTGGTTCGCTGATCAAAGAAGAAGGTGGTCAGAGCTATTATGATGCACCAGACGGCACAAAGAAACTGTCACTGATCAACAAGAGAGCCGAAGAAGGCGATTGGGGTGAATGGGCTGATAAGCTCCCGTCTCAGTTCCTGGCTAAACAGGCGCAGCCTCTAATCGATAAGCAGCTCACTTTGGCTTACGCCGACAAGAAGGAAGAGTATGAGGAAATTATATCCTTAACCAATCCTACTGTTAAGAAGCGTTTGCTTAAGAGTTTTGCGGACGATTGCGATTCTGCAGCTGTTCATCTTCAGGCAGCAGCTCTTCCAAGGCAGAAGTATCAAGTTATATTACCATTGACGCAGATCAAAGACACCGAGATCTATGCACCGAACTACGAAGATGGTGAAACCGTAGCTCTTGTTCGTTTCCCGCATGGCGGAACTTTCGAGATTCCGATTCTGAAAGTCAACAATAAGAACAAACAAGGCAAAGAACGGATTACACCAAACGGAAAGGACGCAGTTGGCATTTCGGCAGCTGTTGCGGAAAGACTTTCTGGTGCAGATTTCGATGGTGATACTGTAATGGTAATTCCGTGTAACTCTTCGAATTCTAAAGTGAAGATTACATCGACTCATCCTTTAAAAGGATTAGAGGGATTCGATGCAAAACTTCAGTATAAGATTCCAGAAGGGGATACAACGACTAAACGAATGTCTTCTTCCGAGACTCAGAAGCAGATGGGAATTATATCCAATTTGATTACGGATATGACCATTAAGGGAGCCTCAGAACCCGAATTAGCAAGGGCTGTAAGACATTCTATGGTTGTTATCGATGCCGAAAAACACGGTCTGGATTACAAACAATCCGAGAAAGATAACAACATTGCGGAATTAAAGAAATTATATCAAGGAAGAACAGACCCTGCTACCGGAAAAGAAAAAGGTGGCGCTTCTACACTTCTTTCTTTAGCGAAGTCTGAGGTCCGTGTCAACAAGAGGAAGGGAACACCAAAGATTGATCCCGAAACCGGCAATTATATTTACAAAGAATCCGGTGAAACCTATGTTGACAAGAAGGGCAACGTCAAGTACCGTACCCAGATTTCGACACAGATGGCTGAAACTAAGGATGCCAGAACATTAATTAGCAACTTCAACACACCACAGGAGCAGCGTTATGCTCTTTACGCGAATCAGTTGAAAGCTCTTGCTAATGATGCTCGTAAGCAGATTCTGGCAAGCGGCAACATCCAGTATAAGCCGTCTTCCGCAAAACTTTATTCTGAAGAAGTTTCTGATTTAAAAGCGCAATTAAACAACGCTTTAAAGAACGCTCCCAAAGAAAGACAAGCTCAGATTCTTGCGAATTACGATGTTAAAGCAAAAATTCAGGCGAATCCGGACATGACTAAGAAGGAAATTAAGAAGGCTTCGCAAGTTGCTTTACAAAATCGTCGAAAAGAGGTCGGAGCAGAGCGTGTTTTAGTAGAAATTTCTGATAAACAGTGGGAAGCTATCCAAAATGGGGCTATTTCTGAGAACGTTCTTTCGGAGATTCTGAATCACACCGATTTGGATTTAGTGAAAGAAAGAGCTACCCCTAGAAGCAGCTCTAGAGAGCTTAGTGATTCTAAGAAGGCCAGAATAGCCGCACTGGCAGCGTCTGGATACACTAATGCCGAGATAGCACGTGCTGTAGGCGTCTCTGCAAGCACTGTTAGCAAGTATCTGTAGGAGGTGTGCATATGGCTGCTGTAAGACTGTCCACTTTTGACAATCCATATCACCCATTCACTGACTTCGAACGTTGGTATCTATGGGATGTAGAACACGGCTACAACTCATGTGAGTACCTTGACCGCATCGCTAGAACGACCCCCCTGTTCACTGACCATGAGAACAGGCTTGAGATCGAGCGTGCCATCGATGACATACTGGCCCATGACGTGACTGGCATGCGCTGCAAGGTCGTCGAAGGCAAGCCAGTGCCAACGAAGCCAACAGAACGAGCCAAATGAGCGTCAAGAGCCGCAAAAGTGAGAGAAAATCACCAAAAACCATAAAAGCCACTGATAAGGCCATGACTCCTTAATAAATGATAAAGTGACGTAATAATGGGGGGAGGGTGCATAAAAACCACCCCCTCCCTAAATCGCGCCGGTCTTTAAAATTTCTCCGGG